TCCTGTAAAACGAACAGAACATCCACCAATTGGGAATCCAGCTGCTGAAGAATCGTATCTCGTTATTTGCAGTGTTGTGGCTGCGTTAATAAAGCTCCATCCCGAAAAAGTGCCATTTATAAAAGTTGAGCCCGTTTCACCGTTGCTATTTGCATTTACCGGCAAAGTGCAAGTTGCCGTTCCAGCATTCGCTGTATTTTGAGTCCATCCAATAGTAAAATTCAGAAAAATTGTTTTTCCTTTTTTTCGATATTGTGAATTAGAAGTTGTTATTGCCGAAGCAGATCCGGCGGTCGGTGTTACAGTAGGCGTATACGTCAACCATCCACCAGGATCGTTGGTAATCCTAAAATTAGTCCCATCGTAAATAAGTTCCATTAACGCAGAAGCTACCCATGTTCCAAGTGTAGGATTTGTGGAGTCCTCGTTATTTACAATGTTCTTTGCGCCAATACCGTTAATGTTAATTGTTGCAGCGGTAGCGACAGAGCCAGTAGATCCTAGTCCTGCACCAATTATCATCCTAAACTTCTGACCAGCTTTGTACGCTGTAATTGCAGGAGTAGCGGATGCTGTCATCGCAGTCGCGGTCCCGCCTGTTGTTCCTAACCATATATAATCGCCGTTCTGTATTGGCGTCACATCGTTTAACAGGAGAAACTGAGTTCCATCATAAAGTACTTCGTACGCTCGTCCGACGATTATTTCTCCGGCTCCTATTGCGGTTCCAATTACTGCGTTAAATATGTTTTTAGCTCCTACGCTGTTTACGTTCAAAGTAGCCGCTGCGGTATTGGTATACCCTGCGAGGAACGTAAACCGCTGTCCTGCTGCGTAAGCTGCTATCGCTGGCGAAAGTGTAAGAGTCTGCGCGTTCGCTGATCCGCCGGAGGTAGCTCCATAGACGACCGAGCTATCTTGTACTTGAGCGACTGGAATCAAGTCCGTTCGAGCGGTTGCGGTTCCCGCGTTGGTAAAGCGCTTGCCTCCAAGGTTAAGGTTTTGCGTCGCTGCGTTCGTACCGTCCTTTGCTAAACAGTTATTGATACCATCGCGGAAATCATTGTCCTGCGTATCGTGTCGAGTCGCCTCGATACCGATAAACGCGTTCGCGTCATCGACCCATCCGGTCGCACCGTTCAAACGATTATACACTCCTGCTGACCACGGCATATTAAGCTCCTATGCTTTTACTTGCTGCTTTTTTAATCTGTTCCAATAGTCCGGACCGAGATCAACTATCTTCGACTCTTCGCCCTTTACGCGCGATACATAGTCGAGAGTCTCCTGCGGTATCTTAATATACTTCTTAAGGTTATCCCACGAACGCGCGACGCCCTTATCCTCAAGCCGTCGGAGCGCTCGATCGACGTTACCCGGCCCCCAATTATACGCCGCGAGCGCGAGGTCTTTGTCGTCGTACTTCTTCATCTGCTGCTGGATATACTTGCGACCACCCTTTAGGTTTTGTCGAGGGTCTGTCGTATCTTCTACGCCGAGGTCTTTCGCGGTACCCGGCATAAGCTGCATAAGTCCCGATGCTCCCTTCCCGCTTTTCGCGGTTGGGTTACCCTTGCTCTCGACCGATACGATCGCCTGCACAAACGGCGACTCTTTCATGATGAGACTCTGAACGTCTGCGCTGTCTGTTGGCTCCTCGTCGCGGAGACTGATATCGGTCTTCTTAGCCTTCGTCGTCGCCTCGCTTGGAGCCTGCCGCAAGATAGAGAGGAGATCCTCCTCCTCCTTTGCGGTAAGCGGAGAGCGCTGCTGTGCGTTGGCTGTATTGGAAAAGAGCTCTAAGTCGAGCGCTTTTGCTTTCTTGGTATCTGTCTCCTTTTGCGACTGCGAGAGCGCTTGGTACGCCTGCGAGAAACCGCGACCGGTTCCGTACTGCTCTAACATAGTCCCGAGCTTGGAGCCGAGCTTTTCAAACGCTGGATCTGAAAAGGTTCGCGCGAGCCAGTCCTTACCCTTTGTCGTCCGAGCCACCTCTGCGAGCTGTCCGACCGCTCCTGGGATAACGCTCCCGGTAGCTGCTGACATAATGTTAAGAGAGCCGCGACCTCCCGAGGTACGGATAGAGTTATAGAAATCCTCGACTACGTCGCCACCGAGATCGCGTCCTGCCTTCTTACTAAACAGGTCTTTAAGGTCTGCGGCTTGCCCCCACTGCTCGTTAAGCTCCTTAACCTTACCCGCGAAGTCGTCATCGACGCGACCCTGCTTTGCCATCTGATTTACGCGGTCCTCGATCTCCTGCCTGAGATCCGCGCGGATAGCCTTCTGGATATCTGCGGTATACGGCTTATTGTTCCATGTATAGTTAAGTCCGGTCTTCGCGCTCTGGAGGTCGAGGATAGAGCCTCCGTTCTCAAACTGCGAGCGAATAGCCTCGCGCTCTGCCTTCGCTGCGCTTGCAACTTCCTCGCGAGCCTTACCGGAGAAACTCTTTATAAACTTACGAGTAAACGCGTCTTGAAAGTCTGGGAACGATTCCGCTTCGTCATCGACTGCTTCGAGAACGGTCTTGAGCTGGTAGCCGACGTCGTCCTGATACCCGCCTATTTTCCCGATGTTGTTAAGGAGGTCGTCCTCTGCGTTAATAACTCCCTGCCCTTCGAGGTTCTTTACCGTCTGGAGGACCGGGATATCTGCCACCTCCGCGACTTCGCGCCCTGCGACGGACGCCTTCTTAAGATCGCGGTTAACATCGGTCGCGGTAATTCCATACTTGGAGAGGGTAAGCCTGTCGGACTGTCGTCCGAGAGCTTGGAGCCCACGCCCGAGGACGTTTGCCGTCCCGGAGAGCGCGGTCCCAACTACTGCGGTTTTAAGTCCTTCCATCCCGGGAGAGGAAACCTCCGGGTCTGCGTTGAGGTAGCCGGTAGCGAAACTCTGAGCCGGTACACTCGATGCAAGCTGCTGCGCGAGGCGTACGCCTGGAGTCGTCTCGACAACAAGGTCTGTAGCTCGTCCTGCCTTCTCTAAGCCGCTTAGAACGTCGTAGGCTCTATCGGAAGTCTGTGCCGCTTTCGTGAGGGTAGGGAGCGCTTGTCGTATCGCTGTCGCCGTTCCTGAGCGCTTACCAATAGCACCGAGCGCGCCAAGCGGATTAAGCGCGTACCCCATGCCGATCTCGCTGCCGAGCGCGGAAATAGGAGATTCTCCCTGGAACGCTCTTTGCTGTGCGTTTATATCTGCAAGTTCCTCGGAGTAAGTTCGATCGGTAAACGGAGCTGTTAAACCGGCTTCGACGCGCTTTGAAAGTCCAAAGGTAGGACCGGAAAGAATAGATCGGGAAAGTCCGAGGATATAGTTACCGGTCGAGCCGTAATCGCTTGCTGCCTGACCGTTAGCCAATACCGCGCGAGGAGCTTCGGGAACGCTAAACGCTCCCTCTCCCTCTAGTCGCGCGATGATATCGTCGATACTCTCGTCTGCCATTACTTAGCCTTAATCATATCCTTAAGCGCGAGCGCTCTAACACGCTCCTCCATTGTCCAGTTAGCGGAGCCCTTCTTATCGAGCGCGCGAAGCTCAGAGATAGCTGCTATCTTGTTGTTTGCCGAGTTAAGCGCGTCGGCTGTCGGAGCCTTAACAGGAGCGACTGGAGTTACTACTATCTGTCGCGGGAAACCTGCCTCTGTCGGTGTCGGTGTCATCGCGCCCATAAGCCGCGCTCCTGGTGTAGCGGTTGGCGTAGCCACGACGACGGGAGCCTGCTCTCCTGCCTGCGGAGCCATAAGCGCGGAGGCGAGCGGAGTACCCTCGACAATTACGGTCGAGCGTCCGGTATTTTCGGTCGCCTTACGAGCTGCCTCTCCCGGCTGCTGCTGACTCGCGAGTCGCTTCTTAAGCGCTTCGGTAAGCTGTTCGGGTTGTATCTGCTCGTTTGCAAGCGCGCGAATAACCTTCGCCGCGTCGATATCTCCGAGCTCTGCTCCCGGTACCTTAAACCACTGTTGTACGACTTGCTCGTAGGGAGCTGCTCGTCCGAGGTCTGAGATACGAGACTGGATCTCGGTTGAAAGCTCCGGTCTTCTGGTACGGGTAACGGCTTCCTTTGTAAAGAAATCAAGCTGCTGGTTATACTTGTCGGCTTGCGCTGTGTATGAGTTCTCGACGATTCCAACTATCTGCGCGCGTATCTTAGGAGTTAGTTTCCCTTTGCCTTCGGCTGCGTTCGCCATCGCTGCCTTAAGCTGATCCGGAATCGACGGACTCTGCGTAATGGCGTTAACCTCTCCCTGCTGTGTCGCAAGTCCCGGCTCGATCGCCTGGATAGCTCCCTTTGCGAAATCGACGTCGGATACTGCGTCGGTCTTCATGATGCCGGGAGAGAGTCGCTTAAGTACGTCGGTCGTGTACGAATAGTTCTTAAACTCCGGACGATTAGAAAAGGTCTTTTGTACGTCTTTAAGCTCATTCTCTGCGCTCTTTCCGAGGTAGGTATATCCTCCTGGCGTTGCGCTTGTAGCTAGAGTTACCTCTGCCGCCTTGGTCGTACCGTATGGTACGCCGCGCTCGATATCGATCTGCTTCTGTGTCTCGACCTTTGCCTTAGCTTCCTCGGACTTCCGAGTACGTTCTGCTTCGATACCCGCGAGAGCCTTCGAGAGCTCTAAGGAGGTTACGACGCGCGAGATACGCGGGTCTTGAGCGAGGAGCTCCTGCCGTCTGTCGGAGGTAATATCCGGCTTAAGCGCTTCGGTAATGAGAGCCGACTGGAGGACGTTCCTCTCGTCTGCGGATTGTCGCGCCTGGTAGCCGAGGAGCCCGGAGACAAGCGCCCCACCGAGAACGGTCGCAAAGTTACTCCACGGGTTACCGTACGGGTCGACAAGCCCTGGGAGCGCGCTCGATACGCCCTGCGACGCGATACCCCATCCGGTATCGATCGGCTGGTAACGAGCTCCGTACAATGACGCGAATAAATCCTCTCCTGCCATACTTACCCGCCTGCTATACCCCGACCGATTCCTGCTCCGATGCCTGTTGCGAAACCGCTTGCTGCTGCGTTCCACTGCGACGGAGCTTTATTGCCTTGTCCCGATAAAGCCGCCTGATCAAATAAGAGATCGCGCTTATATTTGTACTCTGCCTCCATGAGCGCGAATGGGTCGGTTTTCCCGCCACCGCCGCCACCGATGCGCGCAACGTCTTTGCTTGCCTGCCGCTGGAGCTCTGCCTGCTGCGCCTCGAAATCCCTTTGCCGCTGCGCTTCGACGGAGCCGAGCTGTCCTCCGAAATACCCTTGGAGCGCGCCGAGCATCTGCGACGGTACCTGATACTTCGTAAGGTCTTGCTCGAAACGCTGTTGCTGGAGCTGGCGTCCCATGTTTTCCGCTTGGTACATCGACTGCTGTCGAGCTTGATCCTGCTGCTTAAACATCTGATCGCGGAGGTTCTGCGCTTGTCGACCGGTTGGGTCGATGCCGCGCTCTGCGATCGCTTGTTCTATCTGTTGGCTCTGCTGATTAAACGCGTCTCTGTTCTGGAGCTCAAACTGCCCCATGACATTTTGGTAAGCCTGGTTGTAAACGTCCTGGTACTCCCCTGGGTTAAACCCGCCTTGTTGCTGGAGCTGCTGGAGGTACCCCATAGCGCTCTCGCCGACTTCGGTGTTTACGTTCCCGACTTGCTGCTCTGGACTCTGTTGATTAAAAGGAGTCGCAAACTCTGCACCGGTTGGAGCAGGAGGAGCCTCTGGAGCTGTTTCCTTTTTTGGGTTTTTTGTCTTGAGTACTTTACCGTTCTTATCGACCGGGTCTCCCCTTCCGTTGGTAAGCTCTCCCTTTCGATTACGAAATAAACCTTTTCCTGCGTTCTTTAAGCCGAGCTCTTGAGGTGTTTTTTGTTTTGTTTTGTCTTTTGAGCTTGGACTCGTAGTAAGAGCGCTTTTGTTGGCATCACCTGCCTGTTTAGTCGATGCGGCTGGTTTAGACGCGGGTTTATTCCCTGCTTTTGTTGTTGGACTCTTTGCGAGCGCTGTTCTGTTATTCTTAGCCACTTATACCTGTCCTCCTAGATCAAACCTGACCTCGAAACCGAATATCTGCAACGGAGTATTGAGGAACGACCCACTAAACCTAATCGACGCCGAATGTCCCTGCCCTCTCGTTGCGTACCTGTCAAACACGTACTCGGTAGCGCCCGACCACGACGAGCCCCACGGAGTATACCCTGGAGTCCCGACGGTTGCTCCCGTTGTGCCCCACGCGGTAAACGACCCTGTACTGGTTGTAATGCTCTCCAAGCTCAAACGTCTACGGAAATCCGTATCAAGCCCGAGGTTAAACGAGACTCCCTTAAGAGTCCGGAGGAGCGGTCGTATATCCTTAAATGCTTTGTAATTACCTCGCGAGCCATAGAAACTATACGCGCCTCGTACCTGAAACTGTATTGCGGCTCCTGCGTCGGAATACCCTGTTTCTGCTCCATACACGATTCCCGTCGATGAGCCATAGTAGGGTAGACCTTCCGCGACTGCGATCGATATTGCGTGTCCCTGTGCTGCCTGCTGAAACTTAGTCCACCCCTTAGAGTCTATCGACCATACGAGGAGATACGACTCTGTCTCGGAGAGAGGGACGGTAATGTAGACGCGACGCCCTACCGGATAGAACGCACCTCCCCACCGGTACGAAAACGGCACATCTTGCGCTGCTTCTGAGATAAGCGGGTTAATCTTAGCGGAGACCGTGTTAAGCGCTTGCTCCGGGTCTGTCTGGAAAAGCGCCGAAACTGGTACGATACCCTGCTCGGTTATAATCCAAACGTCTTGGTTAACGCGGATAAACGCGTTATAGCCGAGCGGTTTTCCTATGTAATATCGCGCTACTATCTGCCACGCTGTATCACCGGGGTATGAGCCGGTATAGAAAAGGAGCTCTCCCTCTGAGCTTGCCACAAAGAAAAGATCCTGCGAGGTCGACGCGGTCTGGTTGGTGTAGCTTCCTGCAAACAGGAGCCTTCCTCCGTTGGTAAAGACCGTCTCTAGATCCTCCAGGGTTAAAGCCGACGCTCCGACCGCTGCCGTTCCTCCATACCAATATCGGAGGCTGTTCTTTTCGACAAAGTAGAGCCGCTTCTTATAGCTGGAGACGTTAATGAGGTCCGCAAGGGTAACGCCGGTAAAGGTACTATCTGCGGTCGTATTGGTCGTTCCGTTAAACACCTGTACGGTATCTGCACCGTTACAAATGAACATTCGACCGGAGAATATCTCCGTACTGCAATTAGAAGAAGTAAACGCGGTCGAGCCGGTAACATCGGAGACGGTTCCGTTTGCGATTATGCGAAATATCTTTGTCCCGCTTATGGCAAGGAGATCCGTCGTTCCGTCTGCTTTTGGCATCGAGCGGAGCGTATTAACCGCGTTACCTCCGGATAGGGTAGCAAAGCTCGTATATCCCTTTCGCAACTCTGGAGCCGAGGCTCCTGGGAAGATGTTGATCAACTCAAGAGCATAGATCGGATCCATGTTGTCGATAGGACTTACGAGGTCAAGCCCCCCATACGGAGGACTCATCGTAAAGCCTTCGACGCCCATGATTATCTCCCTCTACGTAGGAGCGCTGGAACGCCTTTCTGTACTTGTCGCGGCTGCGGTATTGGTCCCTGTGGTGTATTACGAGGGAGCGGAGCCGGAGGTCTAGTCGCTATCTGCTGACCTGGAAACCGTCGATCCCGTCCATCACCTTGAGGACGCATAGGAGCGGGAGGTCGCGTCATCGGTCCATTAGGTCGTGGCATCGGAGCCGGTCCATTCCCCATACCGAAACCCTGTCCTGCGCCTTGGATAGCTCCCTGGAAAGAGCTTTGCATCCCTGGATTAGCTGGTACTCTCTGCTGCTCGTATGCCATCGCCTGCGCGAGCTGTGCTGCGTAGTCGGGAGCTCCCGAGCCGAAACCACCATTAAAGCCTTGTCCTCCCCACGTAGGAGGTTGAGGTCGTCCTCCCATCTGCCCAAGATACTCCTCGACGAGCGCTTCGCGCTGCGGGTTATAGTCCATCGTAACCATGCCACCGCCGCGAATAGCTTCGGCTCTGCTACGAGCTTGATTCATAAGTTCTTGAGATGGAGGACCGAACGGAGCTTCCTGCATCCCATTCCACTGTCCACCCATGCCTTCCCTTACTATACCTGCACCCTGCCCGAAACCACCGAGCCCCGGGTACTGTTGTACTGGCACATAAGCCGGTCCCTTACCAATACCCGCGCCCATGCCGAAACCTTGTCGCTCGTACCCTTCTTGCATCGGAGCAAGTTGTCCCTGCATCCCTTGAGATGCTCTGGAGTCAAGAGCTACGCCAAGTCCTGCGCCCATACCACTAGCGAAACCTCCGGGAGGGGGTTGCTGCGCGAGCTGTCCTGCCTGCGCTCCTGGCATCGCCTGCGGTCGAGCACCGCCGTTCATAGGACGCCCTGCGTTATTGGTAAGCTGTCCCTGTTGATTGCGATACACGCCGGGAGAGAGCCGCTGAAGCCCTGCCGGTCGCTTACTCATAGGGGTTTTTGGTGCCATACGATAATCTCCTACTTCTTAGGCTTAAGTACGTCTGAAACTGATTGTTTTTTAGCTTCTTGGACTTTTTCCGGAGCTGCGCGCGGTACGTTACGCTGTATCGGCTGCGAGCCTGGAGTCGTTACGTTCTTTTTAGGCTGTCCGGTAAAGAGGTCGTTAACGCCTCCCATGTACCGATCGTACTGGTCTTGCTTAATACGATTATCCGCGAGCGCTTGGTCGAGCTTTTGCTTAATCATGTCGGGAGTAAAGCCCTGTTGTTGCGCGAAGTGTCGGACGTTCTGCTTTGCTACTTCTGGATTATCGTTTGCGTTCGAGACGGCTGCCTTAGCGTACCATGCTGCGATATCCGACGCTTTTTGTCCTACGAAGCCGTAGCCGGTTGCGAGCGCATCTGCGAGGTTAACCGCTGCTCCCCACGATGCGGGATTATTTTCTGCGACCTTATCGATCTCTTTCCACTTGAGGGTCGAGCCGTCTTTACCGAAATCGTACTTTTCGCCACTAGCAAGTGTGCCCTTATAGTCTTGGTCGAGTACTCCTCCCTGCTGGAGAACGCCGCGAATACCGTCGCGCATACTTTGCGCTTTACCCTTCGAGGAGCCGGTCCACGATCCGATTGCACCTGCGAGCCCTCCTACTACTGCACCGATACCGGCTCCGATCGCGGTTCCCAAACCAGGAACGATGGATCCGATACCGGCTCCGATAGAGGCTCCTGCTGCTGTTCCTCCGATTGCTCCTTGTTGGGTACGTTGTGATCCTGCTGCTGCATCGGAGAGCATCTCTGCGGTCTTGTACCCGCTATAAAGACCGGTTGCGATATTAAGTCCCGGGACGACGTTCGCGCCAAGGTCTGCCCCTGCGGTCGTTGCAAGGTTAGCGGCTCCTGCGGCCCCGTAAATACCCGCGCCGACCTTATCGCCTCCCTTGTACGCGTTATACGCCTGGAGAAGCTGCATACCGCCGACCACTCCCTGCCCGACTGCGTTCCAGTTAATCGAGTTGAGGAAACTTGGGTCGGAGAGGCTCTCCGTCGGTACGGTTGCCTGTACGGTTGAGCCATCCGCTCCACTCTGTACGTTGATCCGCGTCATTCCCTGCGGAACGTTCGGGTCTTGAATAGGTGTGTATAGGTTATTTACCGGCTGCGATGAAAACATTCCCTCGATGGTCGAGGCTGGTTGTCCGAGAGCTCCTGCGGTTTGTCCAGTAGCTTGCCCTACCGTTTCGGTGCCTTTTACAATCGTCTGAGTTGTATCTCCCGACGGACCGAGTAATCGACTAAGCCAGGTTCCCCCTTCCTTTGCTCCCTCTTTACCTGGAAAAAGAGCGTTATATCCTTCGCGCCCTGCGTAGGCTCCTCCGACGGCACCTGCGACCTGTCCAATAGCTGCGCCTCGCTGCCCCTTGTTGGCGTCCCTCTGCTGCTGCTCTTGAGCCCCTTGGAGTCCACCCGGACCCCATACCATCTCGGAGGCTTGGGGACCGCTATAGCCCTGTCTACGGAGCTCCTGATACTGCGCGACCTGTTCTGCGTAGCTTGCCATCGGTTAGATCCATGTCCCAAAGATTGCCGTTCCCGATCGCGCGAAAAGGGTCGCCTGCGAATGACCTCCTGCCCATAACATCTTACCGGGATTCTGCCGGGAGAAATCCTCGTTAAGCTGTACGTCGTAGCGTCTGCCGACGGTCGATAGTCCGTGTATCTCCGCGAATCGTTCGAGCATCCCCTGCTCTAACGTCTTTGCGTTTAGGTTGCATACGTCGGTATCTGCAAGGAAGGTGCTATAAGCTCCGTCGTAATATGCCCACGTTACGCCACCGTCGGAAACTGATCCGCTGGTATGCGTTGGAGCGGTCGCTCCGCTGGTCCCTCCTGCGGCTGTCTGGTAGTAGTTTCCGTTATAAAAACAGTACGATCCCGCTGCGAAACTCGTCGCGGTTGTCCAGGTCTTCGGACGGACGGCTCGATCCGCGATGTACTCAAAGATAACCGTCTGCCCTGCGTTCGCGGAGGTAGGCGTCGGGTTAATAAGTATCTGACTATTGGCAAGCCCACGAAACTGAAACCGGCTGTATACGGTTGTATTAAGTCCGTACCCTTGGATCTCTCCGTACTCCTGCGGAGTCATCGGTCCCAAGATACGCCACCGAGTCGATTGATTCCAAAAGGTCTCGTAATGGTAGTAACTAAACGCCTCCGGAGCCGCGTAGAGGGATTGTCCCGCGACAAGAGTAAAGGAGCTCGACGCGTAGAAACTCGTCCAGGGATACTGCTCTGCCATCTCCTTTACGACGCGGTTCGCTATTGCGAGGAGCTGCTTTGTCGTTACGTCGTTGTTCCCTACTACGGTCGTCCCGACCTGATAACCGGCTTCGTCAGCTACGGCTTGGACGTTCTGTAGTAGGGTTGTGCTCATGGTTATTCGACGGTTTTACGCGCTCTACTGCGCCGAGGTTGCTCCTCTATTACTTCATCATCCGTAGGTTCATCCGCAACAACTCTTTTTGTATAAAGGTTATTTCCCTCGGTTGCGTCGATGCGTTGCATTAAGATCGCCAACTGGTGCTCCATCTTATTCGACCGAGACTTCTCTCGCTCAAGCGCTTCGCGGAGGTTTACGATCTCGTTTTGCGGGAGGTTAGCGGCTTCGATCCAGTCCTTAGCGCGCTTTACATACTGCGCGAGCGGTCCCATACGTCGCTTAACGTCGTCGTTTGCGTCGCAAAGCTGCTCGACGGTCTTAAAGCCTAAGTACTGGAGCTCTCGCATCGCGGAGCCGGGAAGGAGCGTCCACTCGGAGAGAGGCGTCCCATGCTCGACCGACTCGGAGCCGTTGGTAAACGCTTTGTAAAGCTCCGGGTATGCCTCGATATCGCGCGGCTCTATCTTGCGTACGGTCTCGTCCATACCGGGATACTGGATAGAAATCGAGGGTATCTCGTCAAATATCGGACGCCCTGCATCCTGCGACTTCTGTCGGTTTTCCTGGTATGCGTTAAAAAACTTTACGTTCGCGCCCTTGAACGGCTTCTCGTTCTGCTGCGAGCCGTACATTATCTGATCCCACGGGATATTTGCCATAAGTAGACCTCCGTTAAATAGTCTACCTATTATATATCCCTATTATACGCCTTCGACAACTGTAACAGTATTGATCGGAGAGCCGCTCGTCTGGTAGCAGGTTATCGCTCCGTTTGGTACAAAGTTATTATCGAATCGAAGGATATTAAGTCCTGCGGTACTTTTCAGTACGTAACACTTGTTCGTCAATGTTGGCGCGATGCCGGTAAGAGTCTCTCCGTTCAATCCGATCGCTACGTCTGCCGCGCTGTTGTTTTGAATAACGAGGAGCTTACGAAATCCGTTTGCTGCGAGTAACTCGGTACTGGTAGCGGTTGCGATGGTTGGGGTTGTTGTTGTCGCTTTGCCTGCGTTATTAGCCATAAATCCCTATAATAAAAGAGAGGGAGGTATTACCCTCCCTCTACTTATTAGGCTCCCTTGGTTAGCTTAAGAGCATACCAAGATGTACCGTTACTGACACAAATGAAGAAGTTAGTATCGGCGTTATTATCTTTAATAAATCCGACCCAACCACTTCCCTTTGTAGCTGCTGCGCCGAAAGCTGTAACCATCTCTGCCTGAGTAGGTAGAGCATCGGTTACGTTATCGACGGACTGATAAGACCTAACACCGGCTGCGATAGCGTTAACTACAACGGAAGAGACTCCGTCTGTAACCGCTGCCGCAAGCTGATCCGGCATACCGAGACCCATTAAACCCGCTGCTGTTGGCATAGTGAAATCCTTATAAAAAGAGGGGAGCTATACAAGCCTCCCCACTATTAGCTAGTTAACCGAGAGGAAGCCTTGCGACTTGAGCTCTACGGTTCCGGCTCCGGTAAGAGTCGTTAGACCGACTACGTTCTTAATAAGAGTCGTAGCCGCGTCATCGGCAACTCCTGCCGTTGCTGTGGTGTTAAGGTTAGCATCTGCTGCGTACGACGCTGCCGCTTTGCCCTTAATACCTGTACCGACTCCACCGCCATCGAAACCGCCGACCCATACCCAAAGGTACTCGTTATCGGCTGCTGCGACCTGAGCCACTCCTACCTGGAGGGAGTTCGATCCCGCGTTGGTAGTAGTAAGCTCTACGGCTTGTCCATCGTCTGAGAGCTTTACGAAAGCATACTGAGCGATAGCTCCGTCTGCCTGTACGAATACAAACTCTCCGACCTTTGAGCTTCCACGGTCGAGCACCTTTGCCGGGAGGCTAAGGTTATCGGTACCTGTGAAAGTTCGCTTATAATTAACTCCGAATGATCCTGTGAAACTCATAACTCTGTCCTCCTTAAATTATGCGTAAATAACTGCTTGGAGAGCCGGAGCCGAGCAACACAGGTTACCTTCCAGGATAATCACCGAGAAGAACGCGTCTTGGTCGACTGGTCGAGCCATGTCCGGGGAGAGAGGCTTAAAGTCTGCTCCTCGTACTTGGTCGAACGTGATGTAGTTCGTGTTAAGAAGTCGGATAGAGTTCGTCTCAAGTACGGACGAGCCATAACCGCCATCGAATACAAACGATACACCGTCGTACTCCAAAGCTCTAAATCCTGCTGCGCCTTTTTTCGTAGGAGCTTGGATTCGTTGAATAGCTGTAAGGGAGCTATGCAAGTATTTCCATGCTGTACGATCGCACACGCCAAGGTCTGACATCTCATCGCCCCGAGTTACCTGGGAGATAGCGTCGGAAATCTGCTCCTGTACGTTTGTAGCTGACAACGTCACGTTAATAGCTACGTTACGCGCGAAGCTGTTGGCGACGCGATCGATAGAGCCGTAGGTACCGGAAGAAGGAGAGGTCGAAACCATCTTTTTCAAACCGTCAAACTCAAGCCCTGATGATCCCGTTCCGTCTCCGCGAAGGGAGGTCGATACGGTATTTTTGAGACGAGCGATAGCTGCTTCAATCTTGCTTTCTACAAGGTCGAGCAACTGAGCTTCGTCTCTGTTGGCGCGACGATCGCGTCCGGAGATAGCGACCGGCTCGTAGCACTGCTTGATCGCAAATCGAAACGCTGTCATGTCGTCGATTGCGTTCAGGTTAAACGAGCTGAAACCGCTGTAGAAACCTCCTACTGCGTCGGCGTTATACATAACGGGTTTACGGAGCTCATAGCCGCCGGAAACCTTTCTGATATTGCCCTTCTTATCAAGAGTCGCAAGTACCGGATGATGCTGCGAAATCTCGTCCGCGATATTATCGCTTTGGTCCCACAAGGTAGCGACCAATGCTTCTTCAATGTTAGCCATAGTATAATCCTTTTAGGTTATACCTACGGCTTCATCGCGGAGCCTTAATCTGCACCGCTTAGACGTCGCCGTAGGTTCTCACGTATATCTTTAACACTCATACGAGGGGAGCCTGATCCGACGCTTCCGCTGATGGATCGTGAGGCTTTTTTAGCCCTGGCTGTCTCTGCCTTGCGACTCTTTACACCGTCGGCTGCCGCGAGCTTGCGCTCTAAATCGGAGAATACCGGGTCGCCCTTCACAACGTAGTTATAGGCTGTCTCAAGTACTTCCTGAGGGGAGCCTCCCTGCTGCGCGAGCGCCTGTACTACGGGAGCCATACGTTCTTCAAGCTGTGAAGCTGTCTGAGCATCGGTCGCCGTAAACAAAGGCTTAGTCTGCATAAACGACTGTACGTAATTGATTGTTTGTTCTGCAACCACCTTTTGCTGTTGCTCCTGCATGAGCGACTGCATCTTCTCTTCCGCGATGCGTTCTGCCTCTTCTCGCGTGAGATATCCTGGGTCTTCCTGATACTGTTGCGGCTGCTCCTCGTATCCCTGGTTATAGAGCTGGTCGAGGGTTAAGCCGTAGCCGTTTAACCATTCGAGCGCGGTCTGCACCGGGTTCTCTCGCATCGCCTGGTCCCACTCGATGCTCCGTTCGTACACGGTCTGCGGGGAGAGCCCGAGCTTTTTGTACTCGTCCTGATGACGCTCGTAGGCTTCAAAGATAGGTTGCGTCTGCCGCTGGAGCTTCTCGACCTCTGCCTTCCGTCGCTCAAACTCGGTACGCGTCTCGTAGCTTCGACGAGAGAGGTAGTTCTGTAATATATGCGCGTTCTGGGATGTTGGCTTGAGAAATGCCTCGCGCTCCTGCGCGTTCATGTCGGTAGGAGGAGCTACTGCTCTCGGTCCTTCGTTGGAGAGTTCTCGCTCAACCTTTGCCTGCGTCGGCTCGACTGCGGTTGAGGTTCTGCCCTCCTGCTGCTCGTCGCTAATGCTAAACCGTTCTTCGAGCGCGGCTCGGATACTATGCGCTGGTCGCTCGGTCGTTTCTTCGGTCTGCGCCTCGGTTGTCTCTTTTTGATTATCTTCCATGCTTAAACCTTTCGATTACTTGTTGCGTTAAACGACGACTAAGCTCCTTCTCCGAGCGCTTACTTTCGTTTTCTGGAATATATCCGCGTTCGTAGGCGTCTCCGACTTCGACGACTCCTGCTGATTTGTAGGCGTCGCGGAGCTTGCGCTTTGAGGTAAAGACCTCATTAGGATTAAGAGGGTTTCGGGTCGGTTCCATCTCGTCCTGGATAAAGAGGTCGCGCGCTTGTCGTTCGCGCTTTACCTCATGTATCGGGACCACCTTTTGCTGGACGTGACAGTATTGAAAAAGTCTGTACTTTTCACTCATCGGGGTCTGCAAGTAGTAAGAGTAACAACAAAGACCGCTCTCGCTGCGTCTTCTGCTTCGCATGATAGCGATCCGAAATACGTTCGGATATTACCTTATGCAACTTTACTTTAGCACTCTCGACGTAATTGTCTACTGGCTTCATCTCCTGGAGGAGCTTTTGTATCGCAAGCGCTTCCTCTGCGTCTTCGAGCTGCTGGAGCTTTTTGCGTCGCTTTATCCATATATCGGAGGTATCGACCGTCACCGCGCCGCCGTATTGTTTTGGGTTTAACAGTAGAATTAGGCTCATACATACTTGATGATGTAGTTAACGACGAGATAAGGAGGGTTGTTTGTTCCCGTACTGCTCGGGGTAGTAGAACCGCTAGTCATCGCTGCGTTACCGTCTACGCCTCCTGTTACGAGACCGATTCGACCACTAATAGTATGCGCGCTGTAGGCTGCGTCCTGAGTATCTCCGCGAACGGCTACGGAGGTGACGCTTCCACCCCAAGCCGACCACCCACTAAGAGGATCTGATACTGCAAGATCCGCGCCCGTTCCCATTCCGTGATAGTGTGCCGGGACGCTGTGGGTATGAGCTGCCGATGTATGGCTATGATCAATCTCTCCACCTGTACCAGCTAAGGAGCTCCCGGTTCCCGAGGCTGCTTTTCCGATAGGGAATCGTTGTCGGAGGTCGGGGAGATTAAAGGTCGTTGAACCGTTACCGATGCCGTAGTTGGTGCCAATGATAGCAAATAGCTTTGCGTAGTCTGCGCGCGAGATAGCCGTCCCGTCGCATATTAGGTACCCCGCTGGAGCTGTTGCGGTATACCATAACATACCCGCACCTATTGGTGTTTCGGATCCGAAGACCGGCATTAAGTAATCTCCGTAACGCGCATCGAGCCGGTAGGCGAACTATCCCATATTGCGTCGATTGCGCCGGTGTATATTGGAAAAGGGATCTCAAGCGTCTGGAGAGGGGTTAGTCGATAGGAATAGCTGGTTACGCTCGCGGTCGCTCCGAGCTTAACGTAGACTGTCTTATCTGTATCGTTTACTAGAATAGCCATCCGTCGGTTAGCGTTACTTGCAAGGATTGAGGTCGAAACGGCTGCCGACACTACGCTGGTTACACTGCTAGTGCTGTAGGTCGTGAGCGCGACCGACGGGAGGCTTAAGACGTCGACGTCGCCGATGTTGTTAGTTCCTGCCGGGAGAGCTGCCGAGATAGTTACCGCTCCGGTATTACACGCCGTAACCTTTGCGTTAAGCGCTGCAAGCGTTGTCTCCGTAGCCGCGCCTGTTGGTAAAGATATTGTTCCCGATACGTTGTTTATATTCCACGTTCCTGACTGGCTTACTGGAATAGCTGTCTGATTGCTTGCAATAGCCACCGGTAGGCTATTCGCCATCGTGTTTTGGCCAACAACACCACTAATGTCTCCGATCGCTGTGATAAGGGAACCGGACGGATTCACTTTAACATTGTAATAGGTTCCTCCTCCTGTGCTGGAGCGTCCGGCTATAATCGAACGCGTGAGGTTGGCGAGACTGTAATCGGTAAGGGTCTCCGTTACTGGATTATAATCGGAGGTCGTACCGGCTGCCCAACAAGCCGTATAAATCGAAAGGTTGGTAGCACCTCCCGACGACTTTTGTACGTCGATAGTCATCGGTAGGTTAGGCGTTTGGATACTTGGCGCTAGTTGGCTATTCGGTATCCGTATTGTGTGAAACGTTACCCACTTAGCGTCGGGACTAAATACTTCAAAGATAAACGACGCGCTTCCTAACCATGCAAACCTAATACGATATAGGTTGCTATAGGTTAAGTTAATAGCTTCAGGAGACCCGGCTCGCGTGAACATTGATGCGACTGAGCCATCGAGAGGATCCCCGTTCCAACTAGCGCGAGCGATTCTAGTATCGGTAGCGCCGCTGCGTAGAGTTACGCCGAAAGACGTTCCTTCGTAACCGATAAACGCTCCGTTGTTAGCATCATACAAGCCGAGACGTTGATAGCTGTTTGCTATGCCAGTCGTGAACGCTGCGGTAAAAAACGCGTATTCCTCATGTGCTGGTCGGTAGTTACAGTTATAAACCGTTACACCCTTAGCGCCTCCGTTTGTGTTTGTGCCGGTCTGATAACGCGCGTGTCCTCCAGTTATAGACGCGGAACCTCCTACGTTTGTCGAGTTAGTAATTAGGTCACTATCGAACGAATCGAAGAAACTCAACTCTATCTCATTGTTGCGACGTCCGGTTACACTAACCCCAAGAATATCGGAGTTAGTCGTTATGTTGAAATAAAGACCTCCTGCGATAGCCGAGTTAATACTTTGTAGGGTTGTCTCCGTCGCGAAGTCGGGAACGGTTAGGTCTTCTGATCCCGACCCTCCGTAGTCTATCGCTATCACCTGAACCTGTTCGCCCGACTTGTCGATCGTGCGAACTGGAATATCAGGGTTACTGCTTACAGGACTATTAGAAACATTTACGTTATCAGCCACGCGTTACTCCTCGATGCTGTCGATGTTTAACGTCGTGTTCCCGAGCGCATCTGTGCCGATAGTCCCTACCTTCTTCGACGCCTTCGGGATAATGTTGTTAATCACGATCGGCTGTTGTTCCTTAAGCTGTGGCATCGCCTGCGCGGTCTGGAGGCTTAGGCGTATCTGTTCAAGCTCGTTTTGATTAGAGAGGCGTCTCTCTTCGAGGAGCTTCTCCGTCTCTGCGAGCTTAGTCGCTACGCGTTCAAGCTCTAACCGCTGTAGGTCGAGAATCGACTGCATACGGTTGTGCTCCTTTGTAATCTCCTGCTTTGAGAGATCCGTCTGCGTCGTCGCTTGTATCTTCATAACCTCGACCTCAAGAGCGGAGTTCTTAAGCTGGAGCTCCTGCTGGTGGAGGTATAGCTTTTGCTGTTCAAAGGTTGCTCGGTTCTGCATCTCTAGCTGTTTCATCTCTGCATCATAGGACGCGACGGTCTGCTTTGTCTGCGCGTCAAGCTGCGCGAGCTGCTGCTTAAGCTGCATCTCTAACATAGCGGTATTTTGCCGACTCTGCGCGTCGAGCTGTGCGATCTGGAGCTGTGCCTCTATCTGCTTCATGGTTGGGTCTTCTGCTGGAGCCTGCGATGCTGCCTGCTCCCGAGCCTGCGCTATCTGTAACACGGTACCGAGAGCGTTCTGGAATACCCCATCGAGCTCTCCTCCTCCCTTGTAACGCCTGGTTACGTTCTGGAGGAGCGTCATCGCAAAGCCTGCAAGCGGAGGGTACTGCTCGATCATGCCCTTCATCTGCTCAAAGAACGCACCGACCGACTGGATAAGTTCAAGCCCTTCGGCTTTATCCTGCTGTTGGTCAAGCGCGACCATCGAGTCCGACGCTATCTCTATCCGGTACACGCGCTGCTCGTCATCCGTAAAGAGGTCGTAAATCTGTGCCTTGATAGCCTCGACCATCTGCATTTTATCGGGAGCGGGAGCTGCCGGGTCTTCGCTCGGAGGAGGCTCCGGTATCATCGGGAGAAGGAGCGTATCAGCATCCGCGACATCAAAGATGACGTTCGGAGAGAATTGCTCCGCGATGATGGTCCCGAGCTTATTGATGCTATCGGAGATAAACTTAGCAAACTGGTTTTGTCGAACGATAAGACCAAGGGATGACCATGCCGATTCAAGCCGGTTAGCCGTTGCAGTCTTCGT